CCTAGTCAAATTTTGGTGCCTTTACCCGCTCAATCGTGGGCGCATGGAAAAGATATTGCTGAACCGCTTAGACCTTTAAGGCTTGACCCGACTGGTCAAACCCTTCATGATTTACAATTGGAAAGTATAGATACTGTGGAAGAAATTTGTAAAATTTTTGGATTATTGAGACAAGTAGTGTGGTCCGAGTCTGACCTCCCTGGTCAAACTCTGTTTAAGTTTCCGTGTACGCCGTTGGCTGATTTTGGTGAATATGTTAATGATGGTGGACTTTTATCCTATGGATATTATATTCCGCCTGTTGGTGTGGTTGCTAGTATGTTTAATTTGTATAGAGGACCTTTGAAATTTAGGTTAGATGTTATTGCTAATAAGTTTTACACTGGTGGTTTGATATTGGGATATATTCCTGGTATAGATATAGATACGCCAATTACAAATAATATGATTAGAAATAGTGCCTTTACGACTTATTCGTTGGACGCTAATAATTTGAGTATAACTTACGAAACCCCCTACATAAATGCTGCTGAATGGTATACAACCATATTTAGAAAGCCTTTATCTTTGACTAATCGACGTTTGCCTGGTGTTTTTGTTGTTAATGTTTTACAACGTTTACAACAACCTTCTAATGTTAGCTCTGCTGTTGATATTAATTTTTATATGGCTGGAGGTGACAATTTTGAATGTGCTAATTTGACCCAACCTGCTTTGGTGTTACGACAAGATGCTTTTCCTGTTGTTGATCCTTTGTTGGCTTTTATACCCGTTACTTTGTTTGCAAATATTGGATGGAATGATTTTGGATCGCCATATTTTGATGATGGAAATCGACGTGCTTTGAGTGTTACTGCTGTTCCTAGTAGTGTTGCCCGATTGTGGACGACTGTTCAACCTGAATTGGCTTTTATTTGTCAAATGAATGTTGCTGTTACTGGAGTTCCTGCAATTACCACAAATCTATGTTGTATGTTGAAAGTGGGTTCTACTTTTGTTTGTGCCCTGTTTGACTCAACCCCCCCTAATCTTGCTGATTTGATGCTTTTGTTGAATACTTATGAAGATACTGAAGCGTATAGAACTACGTTGGCCCCTTATTTGTATACGGGAGTTGTTTTGCCGATAACGCCATTGCCTCAAATTTGGATTATTTGGAGACCTGAAGACCCTATACTTGCTGTGAATGATTGCATGAAAATGGAAGATTTGCATGTTTATGAAGATGTTATTGTGCCTGAGAGTGAACG